TAGCTCATGGTCACGGTGCCGCCGCCAGTCACCACGAGGGTGTTGTTGCCAGGCTTGAGCGTGAGCCGCGCTAGGCCGGGGTAGGCGGAGTTGGTGACCCGCTGCGACCCGGCGCCGATGGAGTAGGTGAGGGTGATGTCTTGGGTGGGGGCGTCGCCGTTGACGTTGACGACGGTGGTGCCGGCGAGGGCGGTGCCGGGGGTGTAGGCCGACTCGTACCAGAAGCCGTCCATGAGCTGCACGTCGAAGGCGACGCGGGCGACCCGATTGGACAGGGCCTCGGACTGCTCGAGGCCGCCGAGGTAGCGGGCCGTCGCCGTGTGCGTCGGGGTGCCCGCCGTGTCGATCGTGCGCGAGATCGTGAACGTGTCCCCGCCGTTGAGCACGAGGGAGCCGAGGCTCTTGAGGTTGGTCTGCATCGCGGGCCGAGTCGAGCCCGCCACAATGCCGCCAAACGTGACCACACGCGGACCCCACCACGGGGTCGCGGCGATGGCGCCCGTGCGGCCGGGCACCGAGTAGTCGTCCTGGCGCAGCGGCGGGATGCCGATGTTGCCGTCAATGACCTGGAGGTGCGTGAGGAATGTGGTGACGTCGGTTGCGCCGATCTTGTAGGTCTCAGCCATTCACGCCTGCCAGGAAGGCCGCGCGACGAAGCGCACGGGGAAGGGATGTCTCGGCACGCTCACCCGCGACACTCGTCACGTTGATGGTGCCAATGGAAAAGCCACCGGCTCGGCCGCTGCCCGTGGGGGACATGCCCGCGAGGGGGTTGATGCCGCGGTTCAGCTGCGAGAACAGTCCCGCGCCGAACTTGTCTACTGCCGACTTTCGCACGACGAACTCGCCAGGGGTGAGCATGGCCGGCACCGTGTCCGACCCGCGCGGCACCCCAAAACCTCGGCCAGCAATACGGCCGCCGTCAGCCTCAAAGAACGCCTGCTTATTGGAACCAGTAAAGCGATACTCCGTGGTCACCGTTATGTTCTTTGACTTGAGTGAGTCCAACTTGATCTGCAAGTTGGTGACGTCCACACCGGCCTCGCTCAGATCGTCGATGAGAGCCTGGAAAGGCTCAAGCAGGAGTGCCCGTGTGGCAGGGTCCATCTTGGCGTTCTTGAACGCACCCTCAAGGCTGCTAAGTCCTTGGCTGGCGATGGCCGCCTGACTCGCCACACCATCGACGCTTTCGGCATAAGACGCCGTGCGCTCGATTAGTCCCTTCAAAGTGTCAAAGTTTTCCTGGCCCTTTTCGCCGAAGATGTTGACCGGCGTGTTGGTCCTTTTGAAGGCGCCGCCGACCTCGTCAATGGCTTGCCGAAAGGCGACGACTTGGTCTGTCTTGGCAATGGCTGCCGCAAACAGGTCGAACTTCTCGGCGGCGTCCTCGGCATCCTCTCCAGATTCAGTAACCGAGTTGCCGAATTCATCGACATAAGTGACGCTCGTGCTAGCGGCCTGCCCGACGCGGACGACGGCATCTCGGTAGTCGGCATGTGAAACCACAATCCGGGCATTGACATCGTCTTGGTCTTCCGTCGCCGACCTAAAGAGACCCAGCGCGCCTGCGGCAGTCTTCAAGAGCCCTGGGATGCCGATGAAGTATTCAAGGAAATTCTTGGCGCCCTCACTGCGAGGGATGTTAAGATCCTCCGCCGTTTGCGTCAGTCCGGATGACAACTCACCAAGTGACTTGATGGCGCCGCCAATTTGCTCGCCAAGCGCCTCAAGCGCCGGCTGCAAGTCCCTGATTGAATCAACCAAATCGTCAGTGCCGCTTGAACTATCGCCAAGCCCGGAGAGAAAGCCCGCGCCAAATGACTCTTGCAGTTCGTCAAATGCGACGCTGACGCGCTGGATTTGTCCTTGAAACGTATCGGCAGCCTGGGCAGCCTGTCCAGCAAACAGGCGTGACAGTTCGCCCGTGATTACTTGCATGTTGCCAGTTTTGAGAATTGCTGAATCAACGCCAAGCCCGAGTCGCCCCAGCGCGTTAGCGTTGCCGTCATAGGCCTTGCCCAAAGAGTTCGCGACAAGTTCAAGTGATTTGCCGCGACCTGCGCTTATGTCAAGAGCAATTGATAGTGCCCGTTGGGCTTCGTCTACATTTCCAGTGGAGCGCACCAAGCGCTCAAAAGCGGGGCGCATTTCGTCGTCAACCACACCTGTTGCCATTTGCAACTCAGTGATGAAGTTTTCAACGTCGGCAGTACGGTGCGCTTCACCCAAATTGGTCAACGTTTGGGCTAGTTTGCGTGCAGCTGCTTCGTCGGCAATCGCTGCCTTGACGCCATCAATTGCGAGCTTGGTGGCAAACGCAGCAGCCGCTGCGCCAGCCATTGCCAAAGCCGGGCCAAGGTTTTGCCGCAGAGTGGCGCCAAGCTTCTGCATGGGAGTGGCGGTTTTGGCCGCCTCACCCTTCAAGCGGTCAAGGTCCCGCTGGGCGCGCTTGAGGTCGCGGTCGTTGTAGTCGGTGCCGACAACAATCTGGATGCCCTTGCCTGACCCACTTACTGCCATGAGGGCAACCTCCTATTAACTGCATCGACGGCCCGGTCGCACGCGGCCTGGATGCGCTTGATGGCCTCGGGATACTGCGTGACGATGGCCTTGCCTGCCAGGCGTCCAGATCTGGGGCGCCCGCCTGAGGTGTAGAGACGCCCGTAGCGGCTCAAGTTGCGAATGAACTGGCCCCCGTCAGGGTGGGTTGAGATGCCGCCGAGGCCGTTCTTGCCGGCCGACTCGTAGATGGCAGCCACGGCACCCGTCATGTTGACAGTGACTGAGACGCCGCGACGCTTGCTGCTGGCGGAAATGGGCGCCCAAGCGGGCCAGCCAGCGCCTCCGCGGGTGCGACCTCGAGCCGCGCCCGTCTCGCGCCAGCCACTCATCGGAGGCTGGGTCGGAGCGTTGGCGCGGATGTAGGCGGCGAGATCCCGGCCGACGTTTGAGATCTCCTTGCCCACCTGTTTGGCGGTCTCGGGCTCCATCGTGCGTAACGCACGCACGGCCTGGTCGGCTCCTTCAACGCGCACCGTGAAGTCGGTCATGTCAACTCCTCCGGCTTTCGTTGGCCCGCCAAGTCAAATACTTGGACATGGTGAAGATCATGCGGTCCGACTCAGCCAGCACGGCGGACGGCGCTAGGCCGTACTCGTAAGCCAGATGGACGATCAGCCAGTGGGCGTTGTCGTCCCCTCCAAAGGGACGATCTTCCCCTGACCAAACTCAACGTTCTCAACCTTGTCGAGCCAGGTGTTGAAGTCGTCGGCCGTGCGGGCGGTGCGATGAAGCGAGTGCCACGCGAGCCAGCAGGCGTCGGTGAGGCGGAAGTCGTCGGCGAGGCGGGCGATGGAGCGGTCGTGCTGCTGCTCAAAGGCCACCTGGTCGGCGACGGAGGCCGTAGCCTCCGCCGCCGTGCCGTCGGCGTAGGTGATGGTGAACTGGATGCGCAAGGGATTCTCCTAGGCCTAGAACGTGCCAGCGGTGCTGCGGCTGATTTCGCCGACGGCGGGCCACGTCACATCGAATGTGGTGAGGTCGCCGACCTGGCCGTTGACGGGCGTCTGCTGGGAGCACAGAACCGGGATGGTGTAAAGGGGTGCGGCTGCCGTCGCGGTGCCCTGGGTGGTGCTGGTGCCCGCGAGGATGACCACGTTGGCCGTGCCACCGAAGACGCCAGCAAGAGTGGCGCTGACGCTGGAGGCGTCGTAGTCCTGGTGCAGGCTGATGGTGACCGAGGCGTCCTTGAGGCCAGCGATGCGGCTGCGTGCAGCCTGGCCGAACGCCGTGGTTTCGATCTCGTCGACAGTCTCAGTGACCTCAACGCTTGCGATGTTCGTGGTGAGCTCGGTGCTGCCGACCTTCACCCGGATGTTCTTGCCTATGAACTTGCCCACTTGTGCTCTCCTTAGCCGGCGGCAATGACGGTGACCGAGAACTCGGCCGTGTGGTAGGTGACGTCCCCAATGGCGAGCGAGCCCTGGTTGGTCATTTCTGTGACTCGGCAGTCCAAGGCTTTGCCCCCGAGGGTGCGGTCGCCTTCGATTGCCGCCTTCACCGACGCGCTACCACTTGAGGCGCAGTAGGCGTCGAGGTTGGTCTGTGATGCCCGGTCGGCTACGCGGCCGACGATGAGCATGATGGTGAATGAGTATTCGTCCGACCCGCGCCCGAAGGCGGTGTCGTACTGGATGCGGCCCGGCATCACGACCGCGACCGGGGGCTGCGGGTTGTCGGGAATGTAGGCCGAGGACCGTAGGCCGGTGATGGTGGCGAGCCGGTTGGCGAGCCCGGTGCGTAGGTCGGTGAGCGCGGTCATGCGACACCGTTGACGCGGCGGTAGCCCTCGACGAGCTGCACGACGTCAGGGTCAAGGCCACGGCTGACCCGCATGATTCCCATGTCGCCGAAGCCCGCCACGCCTAGGGGACTCTGCAAGCGGCTAAAGATCCTTGACGACTGGAGGATCGTGGCCTGGGTGACTGTGACCGGGATGTTGGGCCATCCGAAGACAGCCCGCACCTTGATCGAATTCTCCGGCCCCGTGGGGAACGAATAGTCGCCGATGGCCCGGATGCGGGTAAACGGCCACACAACGCCGCCGAGGTAATCGTTGATCGGCTCCGGCTGGGCGTCGCCCTGCCCGCCCGCGGTGCCGACTGTCCAGGTCGTGTCGTACACGCCATTGAGGCCCGTGGACGTCTGCACCTGGGAGATCGACCGGGCGTCGTCAATCTGCACGACGTAGGGGTTCTCGGTGTTGTAGTAGCGGGTGACGGTGCCGGCGTTGATGAAGTTCCTGCCGCAGTAGGCGTCAATAAGGCGGGAGGCAGACTCAACAGCCATTTCAAGGAGGGCGTCGTCGGTGGCATCGCCGGACGGGATGCGCAGCGCAGACTTGATCTGCGCCAGGGTTGCGTAGCCGTTGCTAATCGCCACGGTCAGCCTCCGATTTCGTAATGCT